CTGGGTGCTCACCCACTGTTCGAGCGCCGGCAATTTCTCCATGGCGTCGGCATGGACCGCCAGAATCGCCTTGGTGTGGTTGTCGGCGACCATCGGCTGGATGGCGTTGAAGACCGGCGCGACTTTCGAATCAATCTGCTGCCCTAGTTGCGCCTCCAGCTCGGCGATCCGGTTCTCATACGTGGTCGAGATGATCCGGACCCTCGCATCGAGCGCTTTGGCCACGTCGGGGAAATCCTTGCCAAACTCCTCTAAGGCCTTGGCCTCTTCCGCAGTCGGATTCTCAGAAGCAGTGCGTTCGGCCTTGAGCTTGTCCGCAGCGGCCTGGGCCAAATCCTTGGCTTGCTGGGCCTGCTGAGCCAAATCCTTGACCCTCTGCGCCTCGGCCACCTCGTCCACGACCTTGGCAGGTGCGGTGGCCTTCTCGACTTCAGGTACTTCAACGACCGGCGTCTCAGCGACTTCGGGTACTTCAACGACCGGCGTCTCAGCGACTTCAGGTACTTCAACGACCGGCGTCCCGCCCGGCAAAGCCGCCTCAAACGCCAGATCAAACTCGTCAGGCGTCATGCTCTCAACAGTTATTTCAGATTCTTCATCCATAAGGTCCTCCCCATGTTGCGAGTGTAGCACTGTTACTCACAATGTGTCAACTGTTTACACTCAGCGTTTGTATCAATGATTTACATTCGGTTGCTGCGCCGCGACTCTCCGCATGCTCCTCCCGCTCCAGGCGGTCGCGGTGACGTTCTCGCCGCAGCTCCAGCAACTCACAGACCAGTAGCAGCGCCTGCTGCTGCCGGTACGGCTCCAACTGCGCTACGATCTGCGCCTCCCTCTCCTTGCTCACGCTTACCTCCCTTGTCGGTCGCTGCGCTCAACATCATTTTCAAGCTCTCCAATTGGTTCTTGTCCGCCGAACTTTTGGCGTTGGCCAGGTTCTGCTCCACCCGGGACAGGATCTCCTGGATAGTGGCCTCGGCGCTGGCGGACAGCACTTGCGCTGCCATCCTGGACTTCTCGGCGTCGGCCGTGGTCTTGTCGGTCTTGGCCTGGGTCAAGCCCTGCTCAATCTGTCCGGCCTGCGAAGCCGCCTGGCGCATGCCTTCCAGCGCCGCCATCGCCTCTTCCCTCGGCAGTACCCGGTCCACCGGCAGATCGCGGGACTTGAGCCGGTCGATCAAGATGCCGTAGGTGTCGAGGATGGCCCGCTCTTCCGGGGTCAGGGTCATGACGAACTGGTCGAGGGCCGCGCCACGAACCTCTTTGGCGACCAACGAGATGGTGCCCTTGCCGCGGGCCTGGTAGTCGCCCTTGATCTCCTGCTTCGGGTTGAACTCCATGTTCCACGTGAGCAGGGAACCGATCAGCGAGGCGGTAAATTTGTCGAAGCCGCGCACCGTGTCCTTGGTGACCATATTGGCCCCGCCCATCATCATCGACATGTTGTTGCTGGTCCGGAACGCTTCGCCGAGCGGTTGCTGCGTCCCGCCCATGGTAAAGGCCGGCAGGTTGCTCTCGATGTCGAGCTGCTGGCGCTGCGCGGCGATGATGGCGAGAATTTCGTTGACGTGCGACTGAGTGGCGATGTCCCGCACCGCCGGATAGTTGGCCTCGTTGCCCAGCCCCTCCCGCTCGATGGTCATGAACGGTCGGATCGAGCCTATGCTGCGCCGCCCCTTGGGCAACAGGTCGACGTTGATCTCCAGGATCGGGCCGGCGGTCGCTGCCATGTTGTCCATCAGGGCGCGGGACGAGGCGCACAAGCACATCTGCGAATCGCGCACCTCTTCAGGCAGGCCGATACCGGTCAATCCAGAGTCCTCGTCCTCGGCATAGATGAAGGCGTGATACTGGTCGGACGGTCGTTCGCCGAACGCCGACTTGTCCGCCTTGATGACTACGTTGTCGATAATCCAGACATCGGCCAGGATCTCTTGATCCAGTTCACTGTCCTTGACCTCGACCCCGGCTGCCTGCAGCTCATGGGCCGAGACGAACCCCAGCATCCGATAGACCTCGTACCGCCGCCGTTGCCGATCGGTGATGTTGGACGAGCCGGCGAGCTGGTGCAAATCGGCTTCGTAACTCTGCTCCTTGAAGTTGCCGTTCGGGTTGTCTCGCAGATACTGCTTGATGGCATCTGCCTTGAAGTCCGGACGTTTGGCCAACGCCCCGAAGTCGTGACGGGTCAGCACCACCCGGTCGAAAATGCGGTCCTGGTCCGTCCAACTCTTCGCCGACAGGTCCGGGTAGATGTCCCAGATGCGGCGATATTCGGGGTAAGGGCGACGGATTTTCTTCTCAACGGCTTGGTAGCTGCCGAACTCATCCGGCTCCCACAGCCGCTCCGTCTGGGTCCGCACATGCGGGCAGCACGAGATGCCGAAACCGAAGATGTAGCCGTTGCGCACCACCTTCTTACACAACTGCGGATAGTCGATCTCCGGATCAGAGAGCTGGTCGTCGATCTCCTGCTCCATGGCGTCCTTGCGCTTCTCGGCAAAGGCTCGCACTGCCCGTTCGATCGCCTCGGTACCCAGCGGGGCGGGCTGGCGCTGCTCCTGTTGCGCCGCCATCAGTTCCTGCTGGGACAGGTCGTCGATAATGGCTTGCAGGGCCTCCTGCGGTACGGATGGGGTCGGCGATATGGCCAGCTCCCAGTTGCGTTCCTGGGAGGGAAACATCATTTCCATGAGCTTCGCCACTCCGCCCTTGACCTTGACCCGGGTATCCCGCGGGTAGGCATGGGATCGCTCGGCAGGGATCAACGTGGTGACCTCCGGGTCGTACTGGCCATGGTACTGGCGCAGGTTCTTCAACCACTGCTGCTCCAACAGGCAGCGGTCATTGATGAACGAAGTCAGTTCGCGCTTGACAAAGGCTCCGAGCAAGGCGAGTCCTTCGAAGGTGATATTCATTTAGTAGCCCTCCTTTAGAGCGGGTCGGTATGGGGCGGTGTAGTTGTGCGGGTTGAATTCGTTGGTCACTTCATAATCGGTCGGGTCGTATTTCCCCCCGGTCAGGAACATGGCTCCATACTGCCCACCCTCGACCAGATGCCCCCACTCGTTCTTTTCCGGCTTGTCGCCGTACTCCTCGCCGATCGACGCCCGCTTACGCGGGTAGCGATACTTCGAAGTCATGGCTTGGATGAACCGCTTGCAGGACGGATCGATCAAGATGCGCGGCTGCATGTCCGGATACTCGGAGAAGAGCGTGTCCAGCACCTTAATGCGCACGTCCGGATCGTTGGTGTAGGCTGGCTTGGCGATATACCCTTCGTCCTTGAACATTTTGAAACAGGTGCCTTCGTCGGAGTCTGCCCGCCGCACCCCGGCCGGATCTCCAATAACCACGATCGGATTGATCGGAAAAGTGGCCATCTGCATTGGCTTGAACTTGGTGCGGATATACCGCTTGGTGCCCATGTCAAACGCAGGCGTCTCCCGCAGAATGAAAATCCTGCCGTCGTGCTGCATCTGCATCCATAGGCCTGCCGGGGTCAGCCCCCAGTCTTGGCCGACAATCACCGGCAAGAGCGGGTCGATCTTCAGCGGGACCGGTGATACATGCCGCTCGCGGTAGAAAGTTTCGTGGTACACCGGCTTGCCGGACTGCGAGGCCGGGTACAGTGCCCGAACCGATGCGTCAACAAAGGTCTTAGACTTGCCCAGCGCCAGCTTTTCGTAATAGTCAGATGGCAGGTTCTCCCGGTTGTCCGCATCTGGCGAAAGCCCGGACGCCTGTTTGTAGCAGTCGCAGTCCACCACCGAGTTAGGGTCATTCTCTTCCTGCGGCAGCCCTTCGAAAACCTTGTACCAGTAGGTGTCAATGGCCGGTGGGTTGGTGTCGGCGATCAGCATCCAGTAGTTCGATCCGCCCATGTCTTGCGAGGGGTAGCGCTTCAAGCGGCCTTGCAGACCCTCGACAATCTCTCGCGGGATGAATTGGCATTCGTTGAGCCACGCCCCGGTGATCTCAAGGGACAAAACCTTCTGTACGTCCTCCGGAGTGTCCAACGCTCGGAAGAGAATTTCCGCCTTGACATCATTGAACTCCAGATAGAAGGTCATCTCCGACTCTTTCCACTTGCCGTGGATGCCTGGCTTGATCCACTGCACCCAAGTCTTGAGCGTGGTGTCCTTAAGCTGCTGGCGGACGTTCCGCACCACAACCCAGCGGCTGTAGCGAAAGCCATCATCGGATTTCTTCTGCAGGATGCAGCGACGCAGGATCTCAATACAGCAACCCACCGACTTTCCCGATCCGAAAGGGCCAAGGATCGCCTTGAACTCGGCCTCCGAGCGCAGGAATTGGCCGACGACTCGCGGCGCTTTATAATTCAGTTCATGGACCGCCACTACAACACCACCTTCTCCACATGCTGCAGCACCCCGCCCTGCACATAACCTTTCAGACAGCCGATCTCGGCCGGGGAGTAGCCGGCGATCTCGCCGTAGCCGATGGAGCGTTCTCCTGGCCGGGAGTACAACCGCAGGAAGGACCCGCTGTTGCCATACCAGCGAGCCTCGGGCGGAATGTAGTCGGCGTTCTGCTTGGTACATATCCGGCGCTGTTGTTTCAAGCCCTTGCGATTGTCAGTCAACATCAGCTCCTGGTTAATGGTCGGGTCGACCACGATCAACTGGTGGGTGTGGCCCACCGTCTGGTAGATGCAGTCGGTGTGTCCCAGGGACTCCAGCTTGCGCTTGACCGCCGCCTTGCGGTTGCCGTCGCGCTGAATCGGGTCTTTGGCTCCTTTGGGCAGGCTGCCACGGCCGTGCCAGAGCAAGAACTTGTGCATGACCTTGTTATTGTGGGTGGCGGCGAACTTGCAGATCACGCCTCCCCACTGCACGCCTAGCTGGGAGCAGATATAGCCGGCAATGTCGAAGGTGTTGATCAGATGGTATTCGTGATTGCCGACCATATAGGTCAAGATCCGCTCGCGAACCGGCAGCATATCCCGCACTAGCTGGTCGGCGTGATCCTGCGGATTGCGCCAGCCCTGCCGGATGTCGGCCGAGACGGTGGAGAACCGCTTATCGCCCGGAGTCACGCAGTCCACGCCGTCACCTTTGTGCCAGATGAACCGGTTGGGGCGGGCCGCGACCTGGTTGATAACCTCCAGGAACGCTTCGCGATGGTGGTTGTAGGGTCCATAATGCGCATCAGATGTGTCATAAAATTCGTAGTCCAGCGGCATTTCCCGATAGATCAACTCCATTTGCGAGTCCTCCCGATGTCATCGCAGCCACATGTCTTCAACCCGATTCGATCCTCCGGCACAGGGCGGCCACATATACAACACCGGCCCTCCCGCACATTCCGCAGATAGACCTTGCGCTTCTCCTTGTTGTTGATTTGTAGATGTTCAGGACACTGCATCATGCCTTGCGTCGGTTTGCCGCACATCACACAGCGCCCCTCGGCCCGCTTACGTTGCCGCCAGGCGCGGGCGACTCGCAAATGGCTATCGGCGCACCGCTGGCACAGTTTGCGCTTGGGTCTCGACAACGCTCCGCACTGCGCACACAGCCCAAAGAATGTGCGGAAAGCCCGCCGACGTTGCACCGAAACCAGCGGCATCACCCAGCCTCCCTATTTCTCGGTGCCAGATACCCCGGCATCTTTTGAAAAGTAACCCAGCGCCGCGATACCCGCCGCAACAGCAATGGTTTTCGGCTCGATTTCCCCGGCCTGGATAGAGGCAAAAGCGCCGTAAACCGCCGCCGTCAGAATCCCCGCTACTGTAGTCCGCCAGTTTTTCATGCCCACTCTCCTTCAAAAATGATGTCGAATTTCCGCCACTGCCGCCACTCATCGACCAGCATGTCCGGGGTTGCCCCGGTATAGGGCGGGTGGCGGACCCCGGCCAACCACTGATATTTCGCGGTAACCTCAGAACAGACCAGGTACCTGCCATCGAGCGAAATGTTTCTCGCCAGCGGCGGGTAGATATGCAGGGGAATGCGCCAGGCCGGATAAACCTGCCCGCGATGCAGATACACTACTTTTAAAAGCGCGGTGTGTTTCGCGGCCTGGGAGGCGTCGGGCCGAGCGATGATTATCTGCCGCCCCTTGTAGTCATCCAGGTGGTAGAACTCCAGCCGCCGCAGGGCCTCAAAGGTGCGTCCGGCGGCATCACAGATAATCCCGGCATGGTTGTAACGGCTCTTGCCGTCCGCCGCATTCCACCCTGAGACCGCATTGATGGATCTGGCCAACCAACTGCCGGAGTTGACCGCGAATACCTCCCCCTGCTTCAGCTCGATCATTTGACCCTCCGACATTGCTCACAACCGCCGCTGTATGCTTCCTCGCACACCTTACAGGTGATGTACGAGTCCTCCCGTCCCGGGCAGATGGTCTTTGCGCACTGCAAGGCATTGTTCGCCGCAGGGCAGTTCCCGGTCATACTGTGCTTGCAACGTCCTTCCGGCATGACAGCTCCTTCGCGTAATGTTCGAAGCGCCCCATGATCCGCGCCACGTAGTCGGTCATCTGCCGGTGGTCGGGCCGTTTGCCTCGACAGGTACAGGCCGAATCAGCCAGGAACTGGGAAGCGAAGCACCACATCTGCCACAGCCCCGGCAGCCGGCCGGCCTTGATCCAGCCCTTGTGATCCGCAGGCGCGCCGTCCGCCTTGCGGGCCAGCTCCAGCGCCCGGTTGACATAGCCGCGGCCGCCGTTGTAGGAAGCCAGGGCGAACTTGAGCCGGTCGCGGTGGCAGGGGATCTCAGCCAGTCGGGCATACTGCTCGGCCAGGTACTGCACCCCGCCGCGCACATTCTGCAGCGGTGAGAAGGGGTCGGTCAGGCCAAGCCCTGCCGCCGTACCAGGCATGAGCTGCATCAGCCCCATGGCCCCGGCCGACGACACGGCGTCCGGCTTGAACCGGCTCTCCTGCCACATCTGCGCCTTGACATACAGCCAGCCCAACGGCAGATCGACCAGGAGCTGGGGGAACTTCTCCTCGATCGCCTGCTTGATCATCGGATCGTACAGCGTGCTCGGCATGCGTCCCTCCTTATGCGCCGCTGTTGGTGACCTGCACCGTCAATGCCTTGCTCTCGGTGCGTCCGTCGGCGGTTACGATGGTGTTGACTACCTGGTAGGTCGTGCCGTTGGTACCTCCGGACAGCCAGACCGTGGCGGTGGTGGTGTTGTAGGTCTCGTCCGCCAGCGTCAGGCCGGTCGGCACGTCCCAGTCGCTGCTGGTGATGGTGTCGGTGTCCAGCCACTCGGACCAGTCGAACTGGTAGTCCAGCTCCGAGACAGGATGTTTGTCGACCACTGCCGACCCATATATGGTTGTGTTCACAGCGTCTCCTTACGTCGGGTCACCGATCTCCACCTTCCACGAGGAGAAGGTCATGGTATTGCCACTGGTCAAGGTCTGCGTAGTGCAGGTCGTGACATAGAGCAGATCAGAGCCGTCGCACAGCGCGACATGGGAGGCGTCACCGCTGGCGTCGACCGTGACCCCGGTCTGCTGCGCCACGGTCACCTTGCGTCCCGAGGTGTCGCCGTTGGCGTTGGTAAAGTCGGTGCCATCAATGGTCACATCGGCCAAGGCGTAGGTAGTCACCGCCTCGGTGCGAGTGGTCGGCTGGGCGGAACAGGCGGTCTGGATGGTGGCAGTGGCGATCTTGTCAAGCGCGGCGTCGAGCACCGCGTCAGATACAGCTTTGGCCATGGTCAGTCTCCTTCTTAATGATTACGGTCTTGCTGCGGTCGAAGATGGCGAGAACGTCGATGAATCCATCGTCGATGGCCAGGATGTGGTCGTCCTGGCGTGGCTGGTCGGCTTGCTCCTGCATCACAAGGTCTCCTAGTAGATATTGAACGCCCGGTCCTCGTGGGCGACGATGAACGCCCGGTCCTCGCGGGTGATGATGAACAGTCGGTCCTCGGCCTGCACCAGGAATATCCGCGGGTCTGGTGTGGGGATGAGGGTCGTGGTGTCGCCAAGCTCCAGGCATTCGGAGAGCGCTGCATGCAAGCTGTCAGACACGATCAGGATGTGGCTCTGAGTGAAGGCCGGCAGACTGCCGGACACGGCCTGCACTGCGTCCTGGATGGCAAGCAGGTGGTTTTGACTGAGGGTCACCCCGGTAGCCGCCTGAGCATGGGCTGCGTCCTGGGTAATGAGCTGGTGCAGTTGGGCGAAGGTCACCCCGGCAGCTGCCTGAGCATGGGCCGCGTCCAGTACACCGAGCAGATGTGCCTGGACCAGCCCGACTGCGGTTGAGCTGGTGCCATGAGCTGCGCCGAGTACGGCGAGCTGGTGTAGTTGGGCGAGAGTCAGGCTGGTGGCTGCTTGGGCATGGCTGGCGTCACCAACGCTCAGCACCAGCTCGGTGTCTGGCGAGGGAGCCGTCCCGCCGCCGATGGCCAGCGCGAAATAGTCGAACTGATCGGCCACGGCGTCGTACTGAAACAGGCCGACGTAGCCCGGTGCGATCAGGTTGTTCACCCCTGCGGTGATAGTGTACTCGTAGGTCCAGGTCTCAGGCTCGGTGTCGCCGTCCATCCAGACCTTGCTCTTATACAAGTTGTTGAAGATCCTGAACCGCTGCCAGACCCATTGATCGTAGGTGTGGGTGAGCGCCAGCGAGCCGCCGGGCAGCGTAGCGCCGCTGGTGCTGTTGTAGCGCATGTTGTTATACTTCTGCTCGCCCAGGTTGAAGTTGGTCAGGTAGCCGGTCTCGCTGGTGGATGTCCCTGTCCCTCGCAGGCAAGTACCTATGCCGTAGTCGATGCTTGGAGTATCAGAGTTATACCTCGATTTGGCCAGCACCTCGACGTTGGTGATGGTGCCTGGAGTGTCCCAGGAGAAAAACTGCAACTGCTCCCCGGTGCGGTTGCCCTGCTGCAG